AGCCAAAGCTTTGGTGTAGCGAGCAGACAAGCTGTCGTACAAGTTATCTTCAATTGCTTCTTCAGTAATTGAGAAACCCAAAGCGATTGTTTCGTGCGAGTAACGGGTCGTCCAAGCTTCTTGCGCGTTATCGTAAGAGATAGCGGCGCCTTCAGACTTGACCGGAGCAGCTGAAAAACCCGACAATTTCGTTTCTTCTTCGAACGAACGCTCGGAAGATTCGATTTCATAAAGTTCTTTATACTCTTCGCCGTAACGAGCATATTCAAGACCGAACAAAGCATTCAATCCGGGGAGTAGCTCTTTAAGGAGCTGCGAACGTGAAATAGCCATTTTTTAGCTCCTTATTAAGCGGTTGTACCAGCGGACTGGTAGTACGAGTGCACGCCACAGTTTAATTTGACGATGCAATCGGTGTACGTGTCACCGGGGTTGGATGGGAAGTTGCCGCCAAATGAAGAGTTGGCGTTAACCAAATCAACAATTTTGCAAGCCAAAGCACTGGTGTTGGAAACAGTGGCCGACAACGCAACAACTGAGTTACCAGTTGCGGTGTTAACAGTCGTAGAACCTGTACCAGCAGTAAAGTTGGCCAAAGCAATGGTCTTACCGATAGAAGCAACGGTAATTGAACCCAGTGACTGAACTTGGAACAGTGCATCAGGGTCATCCATCACGCGAACGTAGATGTTTGTATAGCCAGCAGTGACTGCGTTAGCAGGCAAAAACTGAGCATACAGAGGGTAGCCAAGTTGTTGACCAGCCAACTGATAACGTACACCAACACAAACGCCGACGATACCGGCAGACGAAGTAGTGGGAGTAGCCGTTACAACAGTTGGTTGACCCGCAGCTGCGGCACCAAGTTGAACCAAGTCACCAAAGCCAATAGGCGCGGTGTTGTTTGTGGTCATTAGAATTTCACGGATTACACCTCCGTTAAACGCCTGACCGCCAATCAGATTGATTGGCTTTAGCCCGTAAGGGCTTGATACTGTAGCCATTTAAGACCTCCGAAATAGATTAAGAACCTTTTCCGAAAGTGACTTTAGTAGACCGTTCTTTAAACAACGGCATACGCGGGTCATTTTCGCGTAAATAGTTGTTATCGACAGATTCCATCTGAGAATTGTTGAGCTTGTCATAATGAGAAGCACGTTGTTCCATCATCTCTTTTGGTGCACGACACAACACTAAACCACCAATTTCAATTGAGCCTTTGAACTGTCCATCTACGGACGCGTGGGCCATCAGCTCGGGATAGTCTTCTGCCTTTACAGGTTCAAACCCCTCCCTACGCTTTCCAGAAAGATTCATGGGGTCAGCTGAGCCTAAAGTAGCAAAACGAATGTAGCGATGAATCCAACCGGGTCGTTCAGCTGGTGAAGGCAATGTCTCTGGAGGAGTCCAAGTAGACACGGGACGTGCATCGCGTTCGCGGCTTTCTAGTTCACGGGTAAGCTTAGTCATTATCTTTCTCCATTCATTTGTTCGGCAACCTTGCGGGCGTACAGTTCAAGCGGCACTCCTAGACGCTTTGCGATTTGCACTTGCGTAGGAGTCAACTGAACTTTTCGTGGTGCTGTAGAACGAGTAGCAGGAGCTACAACGTTAGCTGCAGGCTTGGCGCGGCGTTGGGGTTCTTCCCGTGCCGGAGGTGTTTCTTGAGCAGTTTCCTGCTCGCTCCCGAAATAATCGGGGTATCTTTTGCGGATTGTACTACTGATTTTCTGATAATACTCATCAGTACCTACATATTTCTCACCGAATTCTGCAGCTAAACGGTTATGAATGGTGATTGCAAGACCAGTCATTTCGTCTTCTTCGGGTTTATCTCCGCCGTACCAGCTGTTATTTTCTAGCCAACCTTCAAGTTTTGGGTCTTGAGAAGCCTGTTGCGTAGAAACATCAGGTACGTTAACTGGGGTCTCTTTCATTTCAATTGGACGCATGTGTTTAGCGCGGTCTAATTTAAGAGTAACCTCAGCGACTCGTTGTTGGGCATCCGCTAAAGCGTCACCGTCACCGTTGTCATACGCTTCTTTATAGGCTTTTTTAGCCGCCAAGAGCTCTGCTTCTGCACTGGTTTTGCCCTGCTCGATGAAGATTTTGCTGCCTTCATGGAGTTGTTCTTGGGCTTTTTTCAGTTCATTTGCAAGGACTTGTGCGGCACGAATCGCCTCGTCGCGCATGCGATGAGCTTCTTCTTTTGCCCGGCGCTCGTCGTGATAACCCTTACCAAGCTTCTTAATTCGCTTCTGAACTTTTTCGTCGTAAGACTCTAGTTCGTCGTCAGTAACAGGCTCGGGTGGTGAGGCCATAGGCTTGCGCCCACGGTCTTTTGCGGGGGTGTCATCGACAATCTCGATGTCTATATCAGATGCTTCTTCTTTAGGCTGTTTAGATTCCTTGGCTTCTATCTCGTCAGGAAACTGAAACGTATCGCCCTCAGCGTTAACCGGCACCATCTTACCGTCTTTATAGACGGTAGTTCCAAATTCTTCAGCCATTTACTTCTCCTATGCTCGTGAGATTCCACGGGGGTCTTGGACGACGGCTTCAACTGAATCATCATTTATCACTCTGAACTCTTGTCCGTGAATTTTTACACGGGAGCCAGAATTAGGACGAATCAACACAAAGTCGCCTGCTTTACACAGTGGGCCGCTTGGGAAACGGGCTGTGTCTTTGTAGGCATCGGGGCCTAAGGAGATAACAAATAGGACAGGGGTTAAAACTTCTTCGTAATGCTTAACCGATTCAGCTTTTACAAGCCCGCTCTCGTATTCATTATCTGCTGCCGGGACCATACACAAAATATGGTAGCCAGCGGGTTTAGGTAATTGTGTCGCTTTCTCTTCTTGCTTTTCAGGTAGTTGAGAAATATTACCCAGTGCATCACTAATCAATAATTCAGCCATCACTTTCCTCTAGTTTTTGCTCGCGGTCTTTTAGTAAATCTACAGCAAGGGCAAGACCCCGGATAACCCCTGTTGCATGCTTATACTCTTCAAAATTTTGGCAATTGCCTGAGGCAATGAACTTTGCTTTGCTTTCGATTTCTTTATTGAGCTCTACTTGCAAGAATTCGTATTCGGTCATTCATTTTCCTTTTTAGGTTTTTGCTGTGGTTTGGCTGCATTTATGCGTAGCTCTTTCTGAATCTGAGCTTGCTCACGTATGGCATCCATCGCTAACTTACCAGCTGCCACACGCTGCCCACTTTGGACCTTCTGGCTCTGCATCGCAGCGTTAGCAACCATCTGGCCAACGGCTGTGCGGTTCTGTGTCTCAACCCGCTGTGCTTCAATCTCGAGCTGCTTGAGTTTGAGCTGTGCGTCCGTTGCATCCTTAGTAGCTTTGCGCTGTTGCTCTTGCGCCTTGAGCTGGAGCTCTTGCATCTGCATCTGGATGATTGGGTCTTGAGCTTGCTGCTGTGCCTGCTGTTGAGCTGCCTGCTGTTGGTTCTGAGCAAGTAGTCTTTGAGCAGCCTGTGCCAGCAACGGTGACATCTGGGCTTCGACTTCTGGAGACAAGTCGTCGTTTTCTTCCGCACCCATGTCGTTTTCTTTCTGCACGGGGAGGTTCATGCCCAACTGCTTCTCAATCTCACGACGGTACTGGAACCCAATGTGCTCGTTGACGTGTGCCAACATAGCGGCCTGCAACTGAGGTGCCTGTGGGTTGTTTTGCAAAAGAGACATAATCTTTGGGTCTTGCATCGCAGCCATGTGCACAGCGATGTGCGCCTCGTGGTCTTGGTAACCAAACGCCTTGACAGGTTTCATCATCAGGACGTTTTGGTTCTCCGTTACCGGGTCGGCTGGCTTCTGGTCTATCGCCATTGGGATAAGTTTCTGGACGTTCTTGACACCTAGAACCTCAATCATCTGCCGATGGAGTAATGGGAGATTGTAGAGCTGAGGCGCTTGCTGGGCTAACTGCAAGACTGCTTGGTACTGAACAATCTTTTGCGCCATTGTGCTGGCGTTAGGGTCTGATACCGGAATGACGTCTATATCATCGTAGTCCGATTTCTTAGCAGCGCGACTGCCTTCCTCAGGCTCGTAGTCGTATGACTCAGGTGTGTAGTCAGCAATAATTACTTTGAGTAAGCTAAACTCTTGGCGCATCGAGTAATGTAGACGCGCTTGAATGGCGCTCATTACTTTTAGAGTTCTTTCTAATATAGCTAGCGTTGTGCCAACAGGTGCGTTGCCGCCCATGTCCGAGACTTGCAGGTCTCCTGCAGAGATAAAGTTACGCCCTTCCTGCACAATCTGGTTAAACAGCTGGA